GTCAATAAACTTGACTGTTGGATCCGTTTGCGCATCTTCTGCCTTGATATCCTCATATATTTTGTTATAGACGAGTCTATTGCTTCTTTCACTAAACTTTTCCGTCTCGTAACATTGTTCACATCCTGCTACTTCAACACCATCAAGCATTTGTTGTCGCATGTCAACCATGCTCTTGCTATTGTAAATCTCTTCAACCGTGTCTGTTCCTAGATTGAAATTAGTCCCGTCGTCTTTTTTTATGTAGGTACGGGATATGCAGCATGGTTTTATGTCACCGTTTGTATCAGTAGTTAGTCCGGTCCATTGTAGTTTACATAAGGTATTCATGATAGAGTTGGAATCCTTGTTCTATGTCAATTTTAGGATCGAACCCAAAATCGCGACGTGCTGCATCAATATTTAGCGAACCCCTCAGAGGGAAGTTTTTGTCGCGATCCTTTACCTCAATCTTGCCCTTGCCTGCTATTCTCACTGCTAATTCAGCAGCCTCTAGTAGGCTCCGGCTTTGTCCACGAGTGATGTTGTACGTTTTTCCAGCAGTAGCATCGCTCAGTGACGCTCCTACGATGCCTGAGGCTACATCGTCAACATAACTAAAGTCCAAACATTCATCAGAACCGTTAACTGTTATCACCTCGTCAAGCATAGCTGCACTTAAGAACTTTGATATTACCCTATCTTTAATGTCGCGGGGGCCATAGACTGCACTAGGACGGATGATGACATGTTCAAAGCATCCGCGACGGCTATAATCTTCGACCAGGCGTTCGCCGGCAAACTTCAGGATAGCGTATAATCCTTTGGGCGAACATCTCGCATCCTCTTTGATATCATCCTTGAAGTCGCCGTACACCATGCTGCTGCTTATATATACGAATCTCTTGACCTGATGTTTGCAAGATTGCTCACACATATTAACCAAACCTTCTGTCATCGTTTTGGCGGCTAATGTAGGATCAGAGTTTACCATCTTCTGATTAGGCACACTCGCAAGATGAATGACTATTTCAGGTTTACATCGTTCAATAAAACTATCTATAGTATTGTCGCATATGTCAGCTTGATGGATCGTCCTCGTTTTTATCCTAGATAATCTTTCATCTCGTAAACGGAATAGTTCAGCATATGGAATGACACCATAGTTAGTGATGCTATTTACGATACTAACCTCATGTCCTAATTGTTCAAGTTGCCGAACAACATTGTGACCGATAAAGCCCAGTCCTCCCGTAACGAGAATTCTCATACCTATACTGCCATTGGAGCAGGTAATGCTGCATGACTTTTATATCCTATAAGTTTTATGTCATCCATAGTGAATTTATCAATGTCTTTTATTTCAGGATTTAACCAGAGAGTTGGCAGTGGATAAGGGTCTCTGGTTAACTGAATTTTTGCCGCGCCTATACTATTCAAATACAAATGAGTATCGCCAGTACTGATAATCAATTCACTTGCACTAAGATCACATACTTGAGCAATCATGTGTGTCAATAGAGCATAACTCGCGATGTTGAAGGGTAGACCGAGGAAGACATCCACTGACCTCTGATACATATGACAACTAAGCCGGTCCTTGCTGACATAGAATTGACTCATGACATGACACGGAGGCAACGCCATCTGATCAAGTTCCGCTACATTCCATGCAGTAAGGATATGTCTACGTCCATTTGGATCATTCTTGATCCCTTCAATCAGATTTGCAATCTGGTCAACTTCTGTCTGATCAACTGCTAGTCTATCGCCACCTAGATGAGCTGGTCCGAAATTTTTACGTTCAACGTGTTTATTCCAACGTCGCCATTGGACCCCGTAGACCCTTCCGAGATCACCGGAGAACTTTGAGTTGGATTCCCAATAAGCTGCTGTAGCATTTCCTGTCCATATTGTAGTATTCTTTGTATCTCTTGTGCCGTGTAATATCTCCGCGAGTCTTCTCTCATCTCCGCTCCCTTCTAAAAACCAAAGCAATTCGCTGACAACTGCTTTCCACGCTAGCTTTTTAGTTGTAACAGCAGGGAAGCCCTGAGTCAAGTCAAATCGCATCTGACGACCGAACACACTGATAGTGCCTACGCCAGTACGATCATTGCGCTCTTCGCCGTTATTTAGTATATCGTTCAATAAATCGTGATATTGTTTCATACGTCACTCGTTAATGTATTGTTCGTTTCTAGTCTGCCACCGTTCAAACATAGATTTGAAGATATGCCACAACATACCTATTCCAAATCCTCCGACATGATCCGCCCGGACTCACGCACCCGCGCCCAATCGTGGCCATGGCTCTCGTAGATCCGTCGGCTAGCCTCAAGGGCCTGCTGTGAGTTCAGTTTCATAGCTTATTCAATAACCGATCCGTTTCGGGCTGTACAGTATCCGCAATATTCTTGACATTAAGAATAAACTCAATACCCATCATCTCATCGTCAAATTCCGTGAGTTTTCTACTCAGAAATTCTTCTATTTGATCTGATTCTAACCCCTGCTTTAACAACCGTTCAATGTTGATTGTCCGTTGTCGTTTACCATGTAGTTTTACGATCAACTTCTTTAGAAATTCTACCGGAATAGTTTGTTTTTCAACACCATCAAGTAATTTTTCCCACTTCTGAATGAATTCCGGTGACATCTACGTGATAACCTTTATGCTACGATGGGGGTATTCTTGGGTCTACCTTTTGTTTTAGTGGCAACTGATGCTGCCTTTTTTACGGCAGGAGCCTTCTTTACAGGGGCAGCAGGAGCAAGTGCTGCTGCTTCATTCAATAGCCTATTTGCTTCTGCAAGTAGCCCGTTGGCCTCGCGTTGCATACGCTCTGCTTGTGCCCTAAATGTATCGGCTAGTTGGGCATCCCCTAATGCATCATTACCAGATGCTGCGATAGTTGCTGCCGGAGCATCAACCATTGCATCACGATTGCCACGCATCATGCGAGCCACTTGAGCAGGATCCTGCATACCGCGTTGATTGTCCATCTCAGCCAACCTACGGGTAGCATCTTCACCCAGCTTCATCTCGTCTAGGATCTTGTTGAGGTCACTCAACTTGATCTTCGTATTAGGTGCAGGGGTCATGACGATGAGTTCGGTCTGAACCTTCTTCAACATGCCTTCGGCGTGCAGTTTCTGTAGGATGATATGACCATCGCGGGTGTGGGTGCGATTGAATGCGTCTGCAAGATGCTCGCTGTTCTGTCCGATATCGGATTCAATGCACTTGATGATCGGATCGTGCATATTCTGATTGAGTAGTTCGGTATAGACTACCAAACACATGTGTGGTTCGCCGGGGACTTCACGAAATACAATCGCTACTTTCCTGTCTCCGTGCTTACCGATATGTCTCAAAAAACTCATTTTATTCTCCATTGTTGTAAGAGTATTTAATAAAGAAACACTATAAAGTATTTTTTATCCGAAGGTTAATTCGTAAAATACGGCTTCTTTAGGGTCTTCAAATGTTGGACACATACCAACAGCGTCAATGAAATTGGTTGGAATACATCTAGAGAACCGGCCATGTAACTTCTCTAGGATCCATACCTTTGATTCTGGTGTCAGGGGTGTCCTGGCCTGCGTGAAGTGTTTAGGATTGACCGAAAGTTCCCTATTCGTAAACCAAGTCTCTAGGTTGATGTCGTCAATTGTGTGTGTCATGACTTCTTTATAGCATATCTAATACATGATGTAAACATATTTGGGATAAATAAAGATGTAGTTCGCGGATGGCAGTCCCAACTACTCTAATGTTAAAAAGGAACATCAGCATGACTATTTATTTGTATAAGAAAACCCACAACAAAACCGGGTTGCAATATCTTGGAAAAACTACCAAAGACCCATACAAGTATAAAGGATCCGGAGAACGCTGGATCCCACATATCAACAAACACGGATATGATGTCACTACTGAAATACTACGAGAATGCCAAACTAACGAGGAAATAAAGTATTGGGGACTGCACTATAGTGCTTTATGGAATGTAGTTGAAGATAGTAACTGGGCTAACCTTAGACCGGAAGAAGGTGACGGAGGAAATACTTCTAACTGCGAAGCATATATAGCCAAACAACACTTATTCAGTCATAAAGGTGAAGATAATCCAATGTACGGTGAGCGTTGGCGTTGGACAGATGCTCAACGAGAAGCGGTTACCGGTCCTAACCATCACGGCTACGGCGGTGAATGGACCGATGCTCAACGAAAGCAACGTGAAGAAACAGGATATTATTGGTCGGGTAAAAAGAGACCATATGCTTCTCGTGACTATGATTTCATCGGAGATAAAAATCCTAATGCCAAAGCAGTTGTTACCCCGAATGGAACCTTTAATACCGTAAAGGAAGCGTCCGAATCCTATAATATAGGTCCGAACGCTCTCCGAGCAAGAATACATAAATACTCTACTGAATACTATTACGTGCGATGATCCGAATAGATAGCCCAAGTACCGAAGGGCGGGCTCGGATCAGTATCACCGTGAATGATCCAAGTTGTATCGGCATATTCAGGATCCCCCCAACTACCGAAAGGATACCCATCGGTAAATACGATCAAACGATTAGGAACACTGCCCTCTTCCTTAAGATACTTGAAGATACAATCAAAATCAGTACCACCGCCACCATGAATTTGGTAGTCATCAATCGTGTCAAGGTTCTCAGAAGTGAACTCCTGCATGTTGTAGACCGCAGTATCAAAGCAAGCGACACGGATCTTGAAGCCGTCAAACGCTTCCATCATGCCAGCAACCTCTGAGAGGAACGCTTGACCTTGCTTCATAGAGATAGAACCTGACATGTCAATAAACACAGTGACATCAATCTCTTCGCCAGGATTCATACCGGGCATCACTGCATCCATGTGCCAGCCGCGACGAGAAGGACGCATCCAAGAATAATCCGACTTGATCGCAGAGGTCAGATTAGATTGAAGCAGTTCGCGCCAGGGCATGACAGGAGCAGTGAGTTCCTTGATCATGCGCTCAACACCCTTAGGGATTGAGCCGGCATCAGCAGACTGTGCTGCATTGATGATCGCCTGCCTCACTTCTTGACGGACACGCTCGCGTTCTTCAGGAGACATCTTCGGGCGGCCTTTGCCCTTCTTGTCGCTACCTTCTCCCTCATCACCTTCACCTTCACCATCCATGTGATCATCAACCATCTTGTCCAGAAGGTCTTCAATGTTGATGTACTTCACATTTTTCATGAGGTCTTCATAGATGGCTTCCGCGGCCATACCATCATACTTTGCTTCATACAAGCAACCGACAGTGGTGATGAATTCACCCACCTTGTGACGCTTGAGGTCCGCGTTTACCGCATAGTCATCAGCGATGTTCCAGATTTCAGGATCACGATTACCGCGGCGACCGATGTGATCATAAACAACGTGAAGGACTTCATGTCCGACGAGGAATTCAACTTCCTTAGTGCGAAGCATCATGATGAAGCGCGAGTTGTAATAGAACTTCTGACCATCGGTAGCAGCCGTAGAACACCATTCATCAGCGTTGATGAGTTGCATACGGGTAGCGAGATTACCGAAGAAAGAATGCTTCAGCAGCAGACCGATACGAGCAGTGACAAGACGTTCACGAGCCTCATTATCAATCTTCGGATCCATCGGACCTACGAGATTTTCAAACTTCTTGCTGCGAGAACGCTTGCGTTTATTAGGGGAAATAACATCGCTCATTGGGATAGTCCCTTTCGTTGTCATAATATTTAATATAGTCGGTTCCGAGGCGGAAGTCAAGCCTTAAACTACCTTATCCATAAAATAATTTTTTCCGGATTCCATCCAGGCTCGCATCAGGAGAATGTCAAGTTCCGAACCAGTTATTTCTTTGCCATTCAGATACCAAACTTTGGTGCCATCTGCCCTTTCAATTGCCGGCCCATCTTTCCGGTGAAGTTCGCCATTCAGATACCATAATTTGGTGCCATCTGCCCCTTCAATTGCCGGTCCATCTTCTCGGTGAAGTTCGCCATTCAGACACCATGCTTTGGAGCCATCTGAATTTTTGGTTAGAGTAGGTTGATCAGACATTTTTACTCCGATAAAAAGGGGGAGGGGAATGTCTCAAAAACCCCTCCCCCATAATAGCCAGCAACTGTATTAGTTGCCGGCTTCCACAATGTACTTACCGTACTTCTTGTGAAACTCATCAAAGTTAGACAACTGTGAGGGCTCAATCGGCAGACGATAAGTCTTGAGTGCGATCTTTGCACCCATCACCACCAACTCAGTCTCAAAGTTTGCCATGATATAAGAGAAGAAGTTATCAGCCATCTCGTGGAACTTCTTCGTATCAACACGCTTGTTATCAAGGGCGTCCTTCAGTTCATAGCACATGGAGATCGTCAGCGAATACATCGCAGAGATTTCCTTGACTTGAAGTTCCTTGACCTTGCCAGAGAGGATATCAGCAGGATCGGGCATACGGCCAGCGACCTTACGGTGAGCCATGAACTTAGTAGCGAGACCTTCACCGATAGCACCGGCAACAAGATTATACAGCGTATCGTTATCAACATCCTCATCGGCGAGCAGATCGCTCACGAAGCACCACGAACGGGGAGTCGCGAACGCACGAGACGACCCCTTCGCATCAAAGTCATAGCCATCTTGCTTAGAGAAAGACAGATAACCGACGACGTCCTTGTGAATGCCCTTGTTGACAGCCCATTGCTGCCAAGCACTGAAGTCATACCGCATCTCAAGGTGAACGAAGCGATTCGCGAGGGGCATGGGCATACGATAAGTAACACCCTTATCGCTATCACGGTTACCAGCAGCAACGATCACAACATTGTCGGGCAACTTGTACTTGCCGACCCGACGATTGAGGATCAATTGATAACCAGCAGCCTGAACAGCAGGGGGAGCAGAGTTCATCTCATCAAGGAAGAGGACGACGATCGGATACTGATCGGCAAGTTCTTGAGTCGGAAGATCAACGGGTTCAGCCCAATCCATCTTGTTGATATCTTTATTGAAGTACGGGATACCACGAATATCAGTGGGTTCCATCTGTGCCATACGCAGATCAATCATGTACCCGCCGAGTTCATCAGTAATCTCCTGAACGACTTCGGACTTGCCGATGCCGGGAGGACCCCAGAGAAAGATAGGACGTTTGGACTTGAATGCGGTAAGGATAGCCTTGCGGGCTTGAATAGAAGTGATCGTGAGATGATCAGACACTTGAGACATTTTTAAGTTCCTTTCTAAACGAGAGAGTCATCTCTCTCTATGTTCTTAATATAGCAAATCGTATTTCTGAAGTCAACCTGTTTTTTCACTTTTTTCAAAATAATTCTTTCCGGATTCCATCCAGGCTCGCATCAGGAGAATGTCAAGTTCCGAACCAGTTATTTCTTTGCCATTCAGATACCATGCTTTGGTGCCATCTGCCCTTTCAATTGCCGGCCCATCTTTCCGGTGAAGTTTGCCATTCAGATACCATAATTTGGTGCCATCTGCCTCTTCATATGCCGGCCCATCTTTCCGGTGAAGTTCGCCGTTCAGATACCATGCTTTGGAGCCATCTGCCCCTTCATATGCCGGCCCATCTTTCCGGTGAAGTTTGCCATTCAGATACCATTCTTTGGAGCCATCTGCCCTTTCAATTGCCGGCCCATCTTTCCGGTGAAGTTTGCCATTCAGATACCATAATTTGGTGCCATCTGCCTCTTCATATGCCGGCCCATCTTTCCGGTGAAGTTCGCCGT